GTTGGACAGGCTCGCGGAATTCGAATCCGACCCGGACATGCAGCAGGAACTCGCCCGCGCCGACGACTTCGACTGGACCTACCAGCGGCTCTGCCGGGAACGCAGGAAGACCATATGGCACGACAAGGCGCTGAAGGCGCTCGCCAAAGCCGGAATCAAAGTCGAAAGCTTCCCCGACGGGAAAAACTTCTGGAACTGGCATCCGCACGGCTACAAGGCCGCCCGCTCGTTCTCCGACATCAACTCGGACTTCTGGACCTCGTTCACCGGGGAATCCGACTGGCCGGAAGCCAGAGTGTACTCGTATGAATACTGGTTCTGCACATACACGCCCATACCAGCCGACGAGCTCGAAAAAGACAAGGCCAAGACCGACAAGGACAATGCCATCAAGGCGCGAGGCAGGGAACTCAACCGACAGGCCCGCGAATTCGAAGCGATCGCCAAAGCCAACCGCACCGCATGGCTGAAAGACAACCTCCATACGCTCACTCACGAGCACGCGGAAACGGGAATATGCCGGCTCGCGCTCGCGGACACGGTTGGCTGGAGGAGCGTGTTCCCGTACCAGTCATACAAGGGCGAGGACGTCATCAGGGAGCTGATCGCGTTCGGCTGGAGCCTGCCGATCACCGAGCATGACGACGAGCACTGGTCGTTGGAATGCAAGGAGAACATCGACTCGATCCGCATGGTGTTGAAGGACAGGCCGCTGCGCATCCTCGATGTCCTGGCCGCCCGCTGGGAGTCGAACATCGGCTGGAACTACTGGCGCCAACGGCATGGCGTGGACGATATGGGCATCTGGTACGACGTGCTGGAACGGATTGGCTACCAGGTGAGTGAGGACGAGAGGAAGGCGCTCAAGGGCGCATATCTCGGTGGAGGAGATGACGAATCATGAGTATCCAAGCGTTGACATGGGTTATCTACGGTGTAGCGTCGGACATCAAGCACGCGGATTTCCGCACGCTGCTTGTGCTGGCCGACCATGCCGACCCTCAAGGCATGGGAGCGTATCCGAGCAGGAGCACGATAAGCCGGTTGACCGGATACAGCGTGCGTGCGGTCTCCTACGCGTTGAAGAGTCTCGAATCCTCCGGGCTGATCAGCAGGGGAGACCAGCGCATCGTGTCCAACCTCGGCGGATACAAGCCGACCGTCTGGAACCTCAACATGAGCAGAGGTGCAAAAACTGCACCTCTCAAAAACGCCGAAACACCAGTGCAACACGACTGCACACCAGCAGTGCAAACAGACTGCACACCAGCAGTGCAAACAGGGGTGCAAAAAACACGGACAGGTGTGCAAACAGGGGTGCAACATGATTGCACAAGAACCATATCTAAGGAAGAACCATATATAGAACCTAGAGAGAGTAACGCGCGCGCGAGAAAACCAATCCCAATACCAGCCGACTGGAAACCCACCGAAGAGCATCAGGCGCTCGCCGACAGGCTCGGCATCGACTGCGACATCGAAGCCGACAAATTCCGCGACAGGGCCCTCGACTCGGGAGCCCGCTCGGCCGACTGGAACGCGAAATACCGCAACTGGCTCGTCAAAGGCAAGGAACGCGGATTCGCCACACCAAAGGATTCCGGCGCTCGCCGACGGTTCACGTGGGGCAGCGAAGAGGTCAAACGGGTTCTCGGCCCGATAGCCTGCGAAGGCACGGACACGTACATGGCGCTCGCATGCAAGGTCGCCGACCTGCTCAACCAGGGCTTGGACCCGAACATGCTGCGCCGTCAGCTCGCAAACGTGCCCGACAACGTATTGGCCGAACAATTGTTCGAACAGGAAGCGGCGGCATGAACGACATGACCATCGCACACATGACCGGCATCCTCACATCGGCCATCCAAGCCGCCGACCGATTGGAACTCGACGCGCTCAAAAGCCCGGCGCTCGCCGATATGGACCTTGACCGCATCCGCGATATCAAACGCGACTGCTCGACCTGCATCAACCTGCTCGACCAGCTCGGAAGGGAGCGACGATGAGCGACCGGCAATTCCAGGAATCGAAACGCATCGCCTTGCAACGTCAGGGCTGGCATTGCCTGCGCTGCGGGACGAACATCCACGACCCGTCACTATGGCCTGGACGCAGTGGCCATCACCGGCAGTTGCGCCGTCGTGCCGATCCCGCCGTGCGTGACCTGCCGTGCAACATCGTCGAACTGTGCGGTTCCGGCACGACCGGCTGTCATGGTTGGGCGCACGCGCATCCGGCCGAAGCGGAACGGTTCGGCTACATCATCCCGAGCTGGCGGGATCCGCCCAGCGTGCCGATACGCGACTGGAACGGCGACTGGTGGTGGCTGCTGGATGACGGCACGGCACAACGGCTCACGCAAATCGAGATCATCGAATGGCAAAGCGATTGGAAGGAACAATCATGAGGAAACAAGACAAAGACCTGAACGTGAAGCCGGAGGCGCTGCTCTGGCTCGATTTCGAAACGACCGGTACGGACAGGGATGGCAGTCTGCCGTTGGAGGTCGGCATGGAATGCACCGACGTGCTGGGCGAACATTCGTATGGATCCCTGCATCGCATCATCCGTCCGGACTGTCTCGACCTGTTGGACATGAGCCCGATAGTGTTCTCCATGCACACGGACAACGGCCTCCTGTTCGAACTGTTGAACGGTTCCGCCGGGAACGACTGCGTGGGAGCGGTCGCGAACGCCGTGGAGGAGTATCTCGAATCCCTGTCGCAACGCTTCACCTTGGTTCCGGCCGGAACGAACGTGGACTTCGACATCGACTTCCTGAAACGTCTCGACCTGAACCCGGACAGGTGGCTGTCCTACCGCAAGTTCGACCTGACCACGCTCCGCCGCTACCTCACGTTCCTGGACTGCCACGAAAACCCGTACAAGACGCATGCCGGCACGCACAGGGTGCGCGACTGCATCCGACGCGACATCAACGACTACATCCGATACCGCAAACTCCTGAAGGGAGCATGGCGATGACAACGAAGGGAAAAACCACGAAGACCGTATCCAAGGAGACACGACCGCGCAAATGGCGCAAACCAGTGCCATGCCCGACCTGCGGCAGCCGAAACATCAGATTCGACCCGTTTGCCCGGGCCGTCAACCGGAAAACATCCGCCATACGACAGTTCTGGGCATGCGCCTGCCAACACCACCACGCCATCCTCATCATCACCCGCCACGACGACCTCAAGGAAGCCACACGCGCATGGAACAAGGAAGCCACCAGACAAGGAAGGAAACACTCGAAATGAGAAAACGCAAACCACTCGCACTCGCCGGCATCGGCCTGACCGCCATCACCATGTTCCTGCTCACACCGGTATTCCTCCTCGCGCTCGCGGGATGCGGGAGCACGCCTCACGAGCCGGAGGATTCGACCACGGAATCCGCCACCCGGTCGCAGTGCAGCTCGGACTCCAGCAAATTCCAGACGTGCACGGTCACGATGCCGGACACGAGGCGCGTCACCTGCGTCTTCTACAACGGCTATACCGAAGCGGCCATGTCCTGCGACTGGGCGCACGCTGACGGTGCGGACAAGGTGGAGGACTGATCATGGCCGTCACGAAAAGCAAGGCGGAGATGGTCGTCACGTGGCACGAGCGCGGCGCCGACATCGAGACAACATGCAGGATGCTCGGCGTCACCCCGCAGGAGGCGAGCGCGATCATCCGTCAGCGCGCCGCGGAGCGGGAGCGTCGGGAGCGGGCGGAGCGCATGCGCCCGAAATTCATCGAACCGCCCATGTTCTAGGCGCCTTTATACGCCTTTATATGCCCGTATACGTCTGCAGAAGGAGCGTAAAAATGGATCGGAACTGCCAGAACTGCGATAAGCCGGTCGAGGAGTCATGGACGTTGTGCAAGACGTGCCGGCGCGAGTACGCGCGGCTCCTGCACCGGCTGCGCGTCAACCTGTACCGGCTCCAGGCGGTCGCTCGCCGAGAATACAGGCTCTCGGAGCCGGGAGCCGGAGGACGACCGCAGGGAGGGGACGCGCCCGCGCCCATCAACCTCCACGCGCAGGACATGCTCGACCAGACCGAGGACGGCCTGCAGGACATGTGGAACGAGACCGGCGTGGAAAGCCGTCCGAGATGGCAGACCCTGCTCAGGGACGCTCCACGACGACTGCCCGACCTATGCCGCGCCAGCCGCTCGGGACATTGGCTGACATGGCTCACCCACGCCTGCGAGCGCATCGAACCGCTCATCGACCGCAGGCCGCGCTCGCGCAGGATCGTCGGCATGTGCCCCGAATGCGGACGCGAAGTCCTCGCCGCGAAGGGCGAGACGCTGAGACTCTGCAAATGCGGGGCCGTCATCGACGTGGCCGAGCTGCGCGAGCAGAGCCGCGACAAGGCCGAGGCAATCCATCTCGCGAAGACACCTGCGGGCATGAGCGAATGGCTGCGTGAGAACTACGGATACGAGGTCAGCCGCAAAGTAATCATCATGTGGATACGCCGTGGCAAACTCCCCAGCAGCAAGCCAGTGGAAGACGGATACTACGAATTCAGCATCAGGGAGATAGTCAGCATGGCAATGGCATATTCCAGCCGGCAGTAGGCTGTTGCCACCCCGTGGTATACTCCGTATCAGGATAAGTGCGAAAGCCTCTGGGACATACATCTCAGGGGCTTTACTCATACCCACCTATGCGCGTAGCTCAGCCGGTAGAGCGGCGGTCTCCAAAACCGCAGGTCGTTGGATCGAAGCCAACCGCGCATGCCACGGCTTGCGTACCGCAGAGGACCAGCCGGCCATGCCGAGACAGCACGGCGACCCGCAAACACGACAACCGGTCCGCGAATTAGAATCTCGCCCAAGCCACCAAACACACAGGATGGGAACATGAGCAACAAGGCAGGCTCAGGCCGATACCAAAATGGAGCAGCCCGCCGCAAATGCAAGGCCAGACACATCGCAGCCGAAGGACCAATACCGATCTGCCCGCTGTGCGGCAAACCCATAGACCTCACACTCAAAACACCACACCCACTCAGCTGCGAGCTCGATGAGATCATCCCATACAGCCGAGGCGGATCACCAACCAGCTATGACAACACACAACTCACACACAGAATCTGCAACCAAAGAAAAAGCAACAAAATAATCGCCAACACCACAGGCCACCAAAACACAAAAAAACAACCACAAAACACCATCCCAATCAGCCGCCAATGGTAACCGGGGGCCATACCCTCCCCCTCCCATGCAAGGCTCCCCGCAGAACATAGCGCCCGCATCCCCCCGCAACCCGCGTGGAGTATCGTACGTTTGGCCGCTGGGGTGTCTGCGAGCGCCCGTGGAAGCCGTTCCGGCATGGTTTTGATGTTTTTGCCCCGTTGTTTTCCGAGGCTGTTACGTTTGATTTTACGCAGTTTTGATATGTCACGAAATTAGTGTTGCGAATCGTTGGAATATATGCTATAGTAATAGCTATGGTCAACCAATGTAGGAATTGCGGCCACTTCTTCCAACCCACACCTAACCCTAGGCGTCCGAGACTGTTTTGCTCGGACAGATGCCGCAAGGCGTGGAGCCGCAAACATCAGATACCCCAAGCGCTCAGGGCATTGCGCCGTTGGGTGCGGGCCGATGGTAAGCGTCCGATTATGTGCGATGGGTCGCCGGCCAGTTCGACGGACTCAAGTACCTGGGCGTCATATTCGGAGGTCATGCGCTCGAAGGCCGGTGACGGTTATGGCATAATGCTCGGCGATGGGCTTGCGTGCTGGGATTTCGACCATGTTGATTTGACCAGTCCGCCCGCGAAGGCGATGGAGCTGCTGCCGGATGCGATCTATGCGGAGGTTTCGACCAGCGGACATGGGCTGCATGTGTTCGTGTGGTCGTCGGAGGTGAGCTTCCGGCGTGCCGGTGTCGAGTTTTATTCGCATTCGCGGTTTATTCGCATGACGGGAAGGAGGTGGCCGAAGTGACCACGGTTATTCGTAATCAGGGCACGAGTCTCGCGGTGCGTGAGAAGCTGGCCGCTGATGGCAGGCCCGTGTTGTTGGCGTTTTCGTGCGGCAAGGATTCCATAGCCGCGTGGCTGGCGATGCGGGATATGGGCATCGAGGTCGTTCCCGCGTATCTCTACTATGTGCCCGGTTTGAGGTTCGTGGACGAGGAGCTTGATTATTTCGAGCAGAAGTTCCAGACCCGAATCAAAAGGTATCCGCACCCGTCGCTGTACCGTTGGCTGAACAATGCGGTGTTCCAGGCTCCCGAACGTCTGCGCTACATCGAGGCGGCGCGTTTGCCTGAGCCGTCGTATGAGCAGATGTGGGATTTCATCCGCGCCGACGTGGGCTTGGATAAGAGCACGTGGTGCGCGGATGGCGTGCGTGCGGCCGATTCGATTCAGCGTCGTGGCGCGTTCGTCCAGTACGGGTACTGGCGGCGCAATCTCAAGAAGGTCTCTCCTATCGGGGATTGGCTCAAGGGCGAGGTGCTGGACTGCATCAGCGGGCATCATATCGAGCTGCCGTGTGATTATGCGTGGTTCGGGCGTTCTTTCGATGGCATCGACAAGCGTTTCACCAAGGTGCTCAAGGACAAGGCACCGGACGATTACGCGACGCTGCTTGAATGGTTTCCCTTGTTGGAGGTGGATCATGTCAGGTGATTTCCGATTCGACTTTTCCAAGAAGTCCAAGGGCAAGAAGGCTGTGAAGCCGGTGCCGGAAAATCTGGACGAGAACGCGAAGGAGTACCGGGAGCGCGCCCGTGCGGAGCGCAAGCGTTTCGTGGATGCGACCGACACCGAGTTCTGGCTGTGCCTGTGTTTCCCCTCCCCCGCCGAGATGGCGCGGTGGCGTGAACGGTTTGGCTTCGGCGAAAACCACCGGATCTATGCGTACCGTGATATCGAGAAGCTACTCGCCCCGTACAAGCCGGCCAAGTCGTCCGCCGTGGCGTTCGGTGCCGGCGTCGGCTTCGGTGGTGGTCTCGGGTTCGCGGAGAAGACGCCTGACCCGCTCGCCGATGTCAAATACACCGATGATCTGGAGAAGGATTGTCTCGCCGAGTTCGCCGCCCTGCACAGGGCGCTGGTTTCGGCTTGCAGTCCCAGGAAGCTCGTGGAGCCGACCGATTCCGAATACTGGTTCGCCATCGCGTTCCCGTTGCGAGACGACAAGGATTCTTTCCTTGCCGAGTATGGTCTTCGCAAACTCGGAGATAAATACCTCGATGGTATGGCCGTAGCTCGGAAGCTGGGAGGTGAGTTATGAGGCGAGTCCGTTATGCGAGCACCAACGATATCCGCTATACGGGGTATGGGCGTCGCTCTTCCGGTTCATCCGGTGGCGGTGTGTCCGCCCTGCGTGTGAGTGCGTCCCGTTCCGCGTCGCGATCGAGCGGATCGTGAACCGGTAAACAATATTTTTTTCGTTCAAGCCGTCCCTATGTGGCGGCTTTTTCATTGGGAGGTTCTCATGCGACGCGGCTCTTCTTCGGCTTCCCGCTCGTCCAGCAGCGGGAGCGGCGGCAACTCATCCCGCTCACGCTCGAAGGGCTCAACGCTTTCCGGCGTCGGCTTCTCGAAAGAGCGAATATCCCAATACCGCAAACAGGGCTTATCCGACGAACGTATATCGAAGATATGGCAGGATACCCTCAAGATGCGCGCGTTGATGAAGAAACGCAAGGAACAGGGAGTCAGCGATCTTGAAGCCGGCGTTTCTCAGTCATGGAAGAACGCCCAGGCACGCCGAGACCGGGCGTTCGACAAGCGGTTCAACGACGAATGGAACAGATACCGCAGTGCAGGCTGGAAACGGTAGATTCGGATTTTTCCCATCCACTTTTTAGTTCGGAAGGAGGTGGATCATGCGTAACCTGTTCCAGCGTGCCGGCAATGCGGTGCGTAACGTTGCCGGTCGTACCCGCAGCGCTTTTTCTCGCGGCGGCTCGCGTTCCTCCGGCTCCTGATCTTGTTGTCTCTTGTGATTGGAGAATCTCGTGGCACGACACACAAAGGTTCAATCTGAATCTGAATTCTTGGCCGAGCGTGGCTTGTCGAGTCCGATAAGCGGTTTTGCGGACGACAAGATGCGCTCGAACCGGCAGATTCGCACCAGCCGCGGAGCGAAGGCATTCCAAAAAGCCGCTCAACGCGCGTCATCTGATTACCATACGCAGAGAGAATCCGCACGTGCGGAATACCGTTCTCGGGTTCAATCCGGCGCGGTACGTCCTCCCTCTTCCGTTGAAAAAGCATTGAAAACGGCGCAGGGTAATTCCGATAATGAAGCCGCAAGGGCCGCGCGTCGTATTCTCGCCAAGCGAGGTATTGACTGGAAAACCGGCAAGCGACTCGCTCGGGGGAAAGTGGCGTCCCGTTCATCTGGCTCCTGATTTCCCGATGGAGGTGGTTGTCATGCGTCCGAGATACGTGCAGGGCGAGTTTGATTTCTCTCGTGCCGCCGGTTCCGCTCGCGCGAGTCGCTCCAGCGGCTCCTAGACATTGATTCGAGGTGATCCAGTTGGCCAAGACCACGATAACGCAGCCACAGTTGCCTGACGGCATCGAGTGGCCGGAGGCGACCGTGCGATGGTGGGAGCATTTGGCTTCCACCCCCGGAGCGGACTCGTGGACGGAGGCCGACTGGGACAACCTCATGAACGCCGCACTGATCCACGCGGACATCTGGGGTTCCGGCAATTTCGCCAGCGTGCCCATACTGAACAAGCTGCTGCAGGATTACGGCATCACACCAGCCGCACGCAGCCAGATCATGCCGGCGAAAGCCCAGAAGCAGGAGCGGCATACGCCGCTCGATGAGATAGCCGAACGACGGAAGCTGAGGGTGATTCAGGGTGGCAAGGCGAAGAGGCGTACAGGAACCTAGCTTCGCTCTGGTTCCCAAGCACGCGCAGTCCGAGGGAGGCGAGGCGTGCGCGCTCGCAGCCGGCTACGACATGAAGCCGGATAAGTGGCAGCGCATCGTGCTCGAGGGGTGGCTCGCCACGGATTCGAAGCTGCAATGGGCGGCGTCGGATTGCGGGTGCGCGGTGCCGCGCCAGAACGGCAAGAACGCGATTCTCGAGTTCACGGAGCTTTATCTCTCCGCGATCATCGGCATGAAGATCCTGCATACGGCGCATGAGGTGAAGACCTGCCGCAAGCATTTCCTGCGCATGAAATACTACTTCGAGAACGCGCGCAAGTTCCCCGAACTGTCGGAACTGGTCACCTACATTCGGGCCACGAACGGCCAGGAGGCCATCGTGTTGAAGAACGGTGGCAGCATTGAGTTCATCGCCCGTTCGAAAAGTTCGGGCCGTGGTTTCACGGTGGACGTGCTGGTGTGCGACGAGGCGCAGGAGCTGACCGACGAGCAGATGGAGGCCATACAGCCCGCCATCTCGTCGGCACCCTCGGGCAACCCGTTGACCATCTACACGGGAACGCCGACACCGCCGACCTCGCCGGGAACGGTGTTCGCGCGCATGCGCCGCAACGCGCATCGTGACAAGCCGCCGAAGAACCTGTGCTGGTTCGAATGGGCGGCGACCGAGATCGGCGACGTGCACGACCAGCAACGCTGGTACCAATACAATCCATCGCTCGGCACCCGACTGCTGAAGAGCGTGGTCGTTTCCGAATCGGAGAAGATGACCCCTGACGGTTTCGCCCGCGAACGTCTCGGCTGGTGGAACGATCAGGCCGGCGCGCTGTCCGATATCGATGTTGACGAGTGGGCCAAGTGCAAGACCGACAACCCTTGCATGGACGGCTACAACTCGTATGCGGTCAAGTTCAGCGCGGACGGCGCGAACGTCACCCTCGTGGCGTGCGTGCGCCCGCCACGCAAGTCGGGTGAATTGCCGCACGTGGAGGTCATAGCCTCGCGCAGCATGCGCGGCGGCACCGGCTGGCTGGCCGACTGGCTGACCGCCGAGAAGGACGGTGCGGAACGGTGGCGCAACGCCATCGGCATCATCATCGACGGGCGCGTGGGAGCGCCCACCCTGGTCAACAGCCTCATCGACAAGGGCGTGTCCAAAAGAGTGATCGTGGTGCCGCGCCCTTCCGACGTGGCGGACGCTTGTTCGATGCTCGAACAGGCCGTGAACGACCATGGGCTTACCCATTTCGGCCAGCCTCTGCTTGACGAGGCGGTGGGTCATGCGAAGCATAGGAAAATCGGCGACGGGTTCGGCTACGAGCCGTCCATGGAGAACGTCGATGTGAGTCCCGTGGAAGCGGTGGCTCTCGCGTATTGGAACGTCAAGACTTCCAAGCGTCATCCGGGAAGAAGAGCGAAGGCGGTGGCATTCTGATGCAGATTCCCAGTCTTGAAAACGTGCAGGTCGATAATCTGCCCGACGAGTGCCGAGAACCGTGGGATTTGATGATACGTCAATGGTCCCAGAAGCTCGAACGTAACCTGTTGCGCACCAAATACTACGACGGGCGAAACGAGCTTAAGAATCTGTCCATCGCTGTGCCGGACAGCATGGCGGGGATAAGCGAGGTCGTGGGCTGGCCGCAGAAATCGGTGGACGCTTTGGCCGACCGCATCGTGTTCGATGGTTTCGTCGGAGTCGGCGACGACAGCCGCGATCCGTTGGGTTTGGATTCGATTCTTTCAGACAACGACTTCGACGTGGAATTGCCGCAGGCCATCCGCAGCGCGCTCACTCACTCATGCTCGTTCCTGAATGTGCGCAGCGCGGAACCGGAAGACGGTCTGCGTTCCAAGGTGTCCGTGTCGTTCCGCAGCGCGCTCTATGAGACCGGCCTGTGGGATTACGCCCGTCGCGGCCTGTCGGCGGCGTTGTCGATAACCGATATCGACCGCTCCCAGTACGCGCAGGCGAACACCATCGTGCCTTCCGAACTCATGCTCTACATGCCCGGCTACACGATTCGTATACGCCGCACGCAATCAGGCCGCTATCATGCGGACGCTCCCCGGAACACGTACATGGATCATGTGCCCGTTTACCTGATCCCCTACCATCAGGACCTGAACCGCCCCTTTGGCCGCTCGCGCATCAGCCGCGAGGTCATGAGTATCACCGACACTGCGGTGCGCACCATGCTGCGCATGGAGGTAAGCGCCGAATTCTATTCGAGCCCGCAACGCTACCTCATCGGCGCGGACGAGCCGCCCGAGGACAAGAACGGCAAGAAGCTGACCGGCTGGGAAGCCACCATCTCGAAGATGCTCAACATCAGCCTCAACGAGGACGGCCAGGCACCCGCCATCGGCCAGTTCACGCAGATGACCATGCAGCCGCACACCGACATGCTTCGCGCACTCGCGGCACGCATGAGCGGCGCGACCGGCGTGCCGCTCAGCCAGTTCGGCGTGATGACGGATTCCGGCCCCTCCTCGTCCGAAGCGATCATGGCGGCCGAAAGCGAGCTCGTCATCGAGGCGAAGAACGCCTGCCGCGCCATCGGAGTGCAACTACGCAAGGCCGCGAGGGACATCGCCATACTCAACGGCACCAGCGAGGACAGCGACGAGCTCAATCGGTTGCAGGTCAACTGGCGTGACCCCGAACGCCCATCGCAGGCCGCGCTCTCCGATGCCATCGTGAAGCAGGTGACGGCCATGCCGTGGCTCGCCAACTCCGACGTTATTCTGGAGAAGCTCGGCTACACGGATTCCGACATCACACGCCTGTTGGTCGACAAGCGCAAGGCCGAGACCCGCAGCGTGCTTGACTCCCTCGTGAACGGAGGCAACAAGGATGACGGACAACCGGCAACTGGACCAGCTGCAAGCCAGCCAAGCCAGAGCGGTGGAACTGGCGCGCCGCGATCTGGCGAAACTGTGGGGGACGCTGCAACAGCTCAGTCCTGAATGGCAACGTGACATGCTGCTCGACTACGTGCCGCAACTGGTCGCCAAATACGGCGACCTCGCGGCACAGGCCGCCTACGAATGGTATATGCGCGTCCGTGGCGAATCGGTGCCCGAATCATGGGAGTACGACCTGTCCGACTCGTTTCCCGGCGACGGCATCGACAAGACGATACGCTGGCAGGCCGGCCACCTGTGGACCGACCCGCAGACCATGCAGGCGTATCTTGTCGGTGCGATGCAACGCTGGGTCATGTATTCGGGGCGCGAAACCATCGCCCGCCTGTGCGAGCACGACCCGTCCGAACCCCGGTACGCGCGCGTGCCGAGAGGCGCGAAGACGTGCGCGTTCTGCACGATGCTCTGCTCACGCGGCTGGGTGTACCGCAGCGAGAAGACCGCAAAATACGCCAAAGGCTCGTTCAGCCTGTTTCACGACGACTGCGACTGCCAGATAGTCCCCGAATGGGACAGGGACCAAGCTCACATCGAGGGCTATGACCCCGACCGCATGTACTCGGAATACATGCACGCCCGTAGCCTCATCGAGAACGGCGGCCTGGACGACGACACCTATCGGATGATAAAGGCCACCACAAAAGGCAATCCCGACAATCCCAACGACCCGAACACGATCACCTATGTGATGCGCCGACTCTACCCCGACCGTTACAAGGACGGCTACGGGGTGCCACGACCGTCGCACTCGAACTGAGATTTTCCCCAACCACCCGCACGGGTGGTTTTTTATGCCCGAAACGGGCCCAACCCACTAGGAGGAACCATGACCGAAGAGGCCAACCGCAACCAGCAGGCGGCATCGACCGAGAACGGAGCGAAGCCGCCCGAAATCGATTACGAGGCCAAATACCGGGAGGCCGTCGCCCATTCCCGCGAATGGGAGAAACGCGCCAAGGACAACAAGGCAGCCGCCGACGAACTGCAACAGCTCAAGGAGGCCCAACTGTCCGAAGCCGAAAAGACAGCCAAGCACATCAAAGAGCTTGAAGCCAAGAACGCCGCCTACGAGGCGGAAAAACAGCAGAACGAATGGAAGACGCAGGTCTCCAAGGAAACCGGCGTGCCCATCGCACTGCTCCATGGCTCCACGCTCGAAGAGATGCAGGCCAACGGCAAGGCGCTCGCCGACTACATCGCCGAGAAGACCAAGCCGAAGGTGCTCGCCTCCTCCGAATCCAACCAGCCGCCCGCACCATCCGGCTCCTCCGGCGACTGGATCCGTGACCAGTTCCTTGAACAAAAGCAGAAATAACCTCCCCACTCCATAGAAAGAAGGTATGACGATGGTTTCCAACGTGAACTCCATCATCACCAGCGGCGACCTCGGCGGCGGACTCATCCCCACCGAATACGCCACCCAGATTATCCAGGACGCTCCCAAGTCGAGTGTGTCCCTCACCCGCATGCGTCAGATTCGCATGAGTACCCGCACGCGCACGCAGCCGGTGCTTGACTCCAAGCCGATCGCCTACTGGGTGGGCGGCGATACCGGCCTGAAGCAGACCACGAAGATGAAATGGTCTGGCCTGAGCATCACGGCCGAGGAGCTTGCGGCCATCGTGCCCATCCCGGAGGCCGTCATCGCGGATTCTGGCATCCCCATCTGGCCGGAGGTCATGCCGCGTCTGGCGTCCGCGCTCGGCTACAAGCTGGATCAGGCGACCCTGTTCGGTGTGGACAAGCCGTCCAGCTTCCCTGAAGGCATCGTCCCGCAGGCCATCGCGGCGCACAACACGCTCACCCAGGGCAAGGATCTCGCCAAGGACGTGGCCTCGATGGGTCAGAAGCTCGCCGAACAGGGCTTCGCCATGAACGGCTTCGCCAGCAAGCCGGGCCTGAACTGGGAGCTTATCGGCCTGTGCAACGCCAACGGCAGCCCGATCTACGTGCCGTCCCTCGCCTCGGGGGCCCCGTCCACCCTGTACGGTTTCGGTCTCAACGAGGTTGACAATGGCGCGTGGGATGCCACCAAGGCCGTGCTGCTCGGCGCGGACTGGTCGAACTTCGTGGTTGGCATCCGTCAGGACATCACCTACAAGCTGCTTGACCAGTCGGTTATCTCGGACGATAACGGCAAGGTGATTCTGAACCTCGCGCAGCAGGATTGCGTCGCCATGCGAGTCGTGTTCCGCGTCGGCTTCCAGATCGCCAACCCCATCAACGACGTGCAGTCGGACAAGAGCAAGCGCTTCCCGGCGTATGTCATCGCGCCGCCCTCCGCGGTGGCCGCATAGTGATGGCCATGGGACTGAAGCTGCTGGCCGTAGCACGCGGCTTCGGCATCATCGCATCCTGACATTAAGGAGGCCGTCATGGCCGACGAAACGGAAGAAAACCCATTTGCCACGCATTTGGAATTGGCCAAACGCTGGAAGCAGATGCCGGACGACCCGGATTATGTTGACCAGCGGCTGGCTGATGCATCGCAGTTCATTCGCGAACAGTGCCCCGATTGGCGGAACATATCGCGGGCGACGCTTGAACGCATCGCCTGCGAGCTCGCCAAGGATGTGATCTCGTCCGACATGCAGACCGAGGGTGCCGGTTTCGATACGACCGGTGCCAGCAATCTCAGTCTCACGGCGGGCAGTTTCACCCAGTCGATGACCTTCTCGAATCCTCGCGGCGAATTCTATCTGTCCAAGGGACAGAAGAAGGCGCTTGGGCTCACCGGCCAGCGCTTCTACAGCGTCGACCTGTCGAACGGGGAGGCGTCATGAGGGGCGAGACCGTGAAAGTGGTGCGCTGCACGCCCACTGGCGAGACCGACCCGGGCGGCTCGCCCGTCACGAAGGACGATATCGAATCGGTGGGCAACGTGCTCGTCTCGCCGGGTGCCATGTCGAATGCAACCGATTCGCTGCGCCCTGACGGAGTGACCGTGGCGTTCACGTGCCTGTTCCCGCGCAGCTACGCATACCGGAGCCTGCGCGGGGCGAGCATACGCATCGACGAGCATGACTACAAGGTGATCGGAGACCCGAGGCCCTTGGACGGCGGCATGAAGCCGACCGCCTGGAACCTCAAGGTCGAAGTCACGGCTTCGGAGGGCTGATGTCCGATACCGTGAGACTCGATTATTCGGCGTTCCTCGCTTACCGCCAAAACGAGGGCGCACGCATTGTCAAGGCCGAGGCCGACAAAATCGCGGGACGCGCCAACTCCACCGCCATGCGTGACGTGCATGTGTCCGCCGGAGAGGATCACGTTCCGCGTTACGAGGCAAGCGTGCGCACCGGCCCCAAAGGTGCCACGGCGAACGTCTATCCGGCCAACCACGCGGCCCACGTCGACAACGCATTGCACAACACGCTTGCCAAAGCAGTGGGAGGTGGCGGCTGATGGCCGTGAACGCTGAAAAACTCGTCATGGACTGGCTCAACGCGGACCCGACGATCAAGGCCGAATATCCGGCCAGTTTCGACGTGCCCGCCGGATCATCGTCCACGCATCCGATGCCGTTCGTCACCGTCGAACAGGTGGGAGGCTCGGACGAACCGTTCCGCAGCCTGCCGCTCATCGCGGTGCAGGTGTGGGGCGAGTCGCGCTGGCTGGTCTCCGAGGCTGCGGCGAGACTCATACTCCCCCGCCTCAAACGTATCGTCGAACTGCCCGAGGTCGCCGATATCGACATCACCGGGCGCACGCATTTCCCCATGCCCGACGGGCGGCCCCGTTACCAAATCATTCTCCAGTTGATTATCAAATCAGACGATTAGAAAGGCTGTAAATCATGGGTGATTCCACAACCAACGATTCCACCATGGTGTCGTTGGGCAAGTTCAAGGTCGGCGGCTACGCCTACTGGGCACCCGCCGGCACCGCACTGCCCACCGACTCCGCCACCGCATTGCCCTCCGCGTACAAGCTGCTCGGCTACCTGTCCGAGGACGGCCTGACCAACACGACCGACACCGACACCACCGAGATCAAGGACGCGAACGGTACCACCGTGATGAAGATCATCACCAGCTACGCCGAGTCCTACCAGTTCGCCCTGCTCGAAGTGCTGCGAGCCGAGTCCGCGAAGCTCCGCTATAACTCGGACGCGGTCACCGGCACCGACAAGAGCATGACCATCAAACACCAGATGCCCTCCGACGAGGACTTCGTTTTGGTGTTCGAGATCGCGATGAGCGGCGATGTGAAGGATCGTCTCGTGATCGGCAACGCGACCCGCGCCGAGTTCGGCGACCGTCAGGTGCATGCCGGCGACCCGCAGGTGTACGACATCACCGTCTCCGCCAACGACATGGGCTCCGGCGTCACCGCCATCGAATACGTCGGCATCGCCGCGTCCCGTAGCGTGGCCGTCACCGAGGCCCTGGTCGGCAAGGTCATTGATCCGGTCAACGGCGACGAGACCGCCGAAACCGGTGAAGGGACCCCGGCCGCCGAATAACGGTTCTTCCCGCGTCATGCGTTCGACGACTTCCCCGTGACGCGGGAACCCTCATTTTTTCAACCCTCGAAGTCGTCCATGGTTTTTTTGGAGAAGTCATTATGTCACGAAACCGTCATCATCGTTACGGTAATACCGCCAGCAACAACGTCCCCGGCAACCGTCCGCAGGATCACAGGCCCGCGCAGGGCAAGCCGCGCACCGTCACCGTCAAGGGCATCTCCCTGACCATCGACCCGAAGGTGCTGAACGATTGGGAGTTCGTGGAATCTCTCTATGACCTTCAGGCCGACCCGAAGGGCAACGCCTTGCAGATCATCCCGTTCCTGCGCCGACTTCTCGGCGACTCATACGGCAAGGCCAAGAACGAATTACGAGGCGCTGACGGTCGTATCGACGGCGAAACCATGGGAGCCTTCCTGAACGAACTGTTCGAGGAGATGGGCAAGGCTTTCCCAAACTCCTGACGCTCGTATACCTGCTCGTCCGCTGCCCCGACCAGCTGGCGGCGGACATGATGCGCGTATATGGGCTCGTCATCTACGAGCTGGACCCGTTGGAGACGGCCGCGTTTGCCGCGAACCTGCCCGCCGGCTCCCTTATCTGGCAGAAGCTGGACGCCCCGGCCGCGTGGACGCTTGACCAGTATCTGATGGCCGCGCGGATCGACCAGATGAACATGTGGATGTGGGGCAACGCCGACCCGAAGAAACGCGGCCCACAACCCGAACCGCTGCCACGACCCGGCAACGGAAGCGGCCATGCCGTCGCGAACCCCTCCAAGCCGGAGGACTCCGGGGAAGCCACGCGCAGGACGCGCACCATCAAGCCCATGGCCCTGACCATCGAACAGCTCGACGCGTTCATGAGCCGCGACTTCACGGACGTGGAGACGAAACCCTTCACCCACAACGAATGAACAACTGAATAGAGAGGCATGGTCATGGCATACCAGCTGGCTCAGGCGTACGTGCAGATCGTGCCCAGCATGAAGGGCGTAGGCAAGGCCATCGAGAACGCGTTCGACGGGCCGTCGAAATCCACCGGGCAGAAGGCCGGCCAGAGCATCGGCTCGGGCCTCTCCGGCGGTTTCGCGGCGAAGGTGGGCGCGGTCGCCGGCATCGCCTCCACCGTGTTCTCCAAGGTAGCCTCGGTGGTCACGGGAAGCCTGAACTCCGCGATCTCGCGCGCCGACCAGATGAACAACTTCCCGAAGGTCATGAAGAACCTCGGCTACAGTTCCGAGGACGCGGCCGCCTCCATCAAGAAGATCTCGAGCGCGCTCGACGGCCTGCCCACCACCAGTTCGGCGATGACGGGCATGGTGCAGCAGCTCGCCCCATTGACCAGCAATCTGGATCAGGCCACGAACATCGCCCTCGCGTTCAACAACGCGATGCTTGCGGGCGGCGCTTCGACCATGGAGCAGGAGAACGCGCTCACCCAGTACACGCAGATGCTGAGCGCCGGCAAGGTCGATATGCAGGCATGGCGTTCGATTCAGGCCGCGATGCCCGGCCAGCTCAATCAGGTCGCCGAGGCCATGCTGGGCGCAGGGAAGAACTCAAACGACCTGTATGAGGCCATGAAAAACGGGTCAATCAGTTTCGATGATTTCAACAAGAAGGTCATGGAACTGAACCAGAACGGTTTCGGCAAATACGCCTCGTTCGCCCAGCAGGCCAAGGACGCGACTCAGGGCATCGGCACGGCCATGGAGAACGTGCAGAACCGTGTCGCCAAGGCCGTGCAGAAGGTCATCGAAGCGGTCGGCGTGGAGAACATCGCCGGGGCGATCAACGGTTTCAGCTCCCAGTTCGGCAAAATCGGCGACGCGGCGGCGGGCATGGTCACCGGCGTGAAAGGCTGGTTCGGCAAGGCGGCGCAGGCCGCGCAGCCGCTTGTGTCGATCTGGCAGTCCGATTTCGGCCAGCTCGGAGTGTATCTGAAAGGTCTGGCGTCGAACGCGCAGGCGTTCGGCGGGAGTCTGCTCGATGTCGTCACGAATGGCGGGGGCTTGCAGAACTTCCTCACGGGATTGAACAACATCATCTCCCCTCTCGTCAACTGGTGGATCGCGCTTACCCGCAACGTGAGCATCTTCATCGGCGCGCTTTCCGACAGCGGCGGAGTGCAGGCGTTCCTCGCGTCGCTCAGCGAACTCTGGAAGGGGCTCACGCAGCTCGGTCAGGGATTGGCAGACGCAGTAACCGGTTTCCTTGCGGTCGGTCAGAACGGTGGCGCCGCAGCCTCCCTCGGCCAGCTTGTGGGCGACGCCTTCAACGCCGCCGCCCCATTTGTCGAAAAACTCGCGTCCACATTGCAGTCGCTCGGTGATTGGGCGAGCGAACACGGCGATGCGATACGAACCGTCATCGCTGGCATCGCAGGTGGTTTCGCAGCGTTCAAGACGGCGAGCCTCATATCCGCAGCCGTCACCGCATTGAAATCGTTCGACGTGGCGGCGAAAATCGCCGCAGCCGGACAATGGGTTCTCAACGCGGCAATGAACGCAAACCCAATTGTTCTCGTTGTCACCGCGATAGGCGCGCTCGTGGCCGCGCTCGTCTGGTTCTTCACGCAGACCGAGACGGGCCGCAAGGCGTGGGCCTCGTTCACCTCGTTCCTCTCATCCGCATGGCAGTCGGTGGTTTCGTTCGTCACGAGTCTCGGCCAGAACATCGCCAACTTCTTCACGCAGACAATCCCGAACGCGATCCAGTCTGTCATTCAATGGTTCCAGCAACTGCCTTCCGCGATCGGGACGGCGTTGTCGAACCTGATTACGTCGATTGGCACGTGGGCGGTGAGCTTCGGCCAGTCGGCGTTGCAGGCGGGACAGCAGTTCGTCTCGAACATAGCGAACTTCCTCACGAATCTTCCGGCGACGATAGCCTACTGGCTCGCCTATGGCATCACGTTCGTGGTGCTGTGGGCCGCGCAGCTCGGCTCTCAGGCGATTTCTGCGGGCCAGCAGTTTCTCGCGAACCTCGGCACGTTCTTTGTGCAACTGCCGGGCAATATCTGGAACTGGCTGACCTCCACGGTTGCGTCGGTGGCGAGCTGGGCCGCGCAGATGGGTGCCAACGCGCTTTCCGCAGGCTCCCAGTTCCTCAGCAACGTGGGCACGTTCATCTCCCAGCTTCCGGCGAACGTCGGCTCGTGGCTGAGCGGGGCCGTAAGCGCCGCAGCCAGCTTCGTTGGCCGGATGGCGTCGAACGCGGTCAACGCCGGTTCACGGTTCCTTTCGTCCATCGGCTCCTACATCTCGCAGGTGCCCGGACGCATCGGTGCCGGGCTTTCCGGCGCGATAAGCGCGGTCGGCTCGTTCGCCAGCAGCATGGCATCCGGCGCGCTTCGCGCGGGCCAGCAGTTCCTGAGCAATCTGGTCAACACGCTTGCATCCATACCGGGACGCATGGTGTCCATCGGCTCGCAGATCGTGCATGGCATTATCAGCGGCATCACGGGCAGCATCGGCAAAGTTGGCAGCGCCATTCTCGGCGGCGTGAAAGATGCCATCTCCGGCGTGAAGAACTTTCTCGGCATCCACTCGCCGTCACGCTTGTTCCGCGACCAGATAGGTCGGAACATCGGTCTCGGTCTCGCCCAGGGCATCAGCAACAGCCAAGCCGCCGTCATGTCCAGCATGAACGGCATGGCCTCGGACATCGCCTCCACACGGTTCACGACTCCCGATGTAGCCACCGGCTACGGTCTGAGCCCGACCAGAGCCTCCGTCTCGACTGGCGGCGAACCGTTATCTGGCGAACTGCTCGGCGAACTCCTGTCGGAACTGCGCGCGCTGCACGCGGATATGCCACTGATTATGGAGAAACTCGGCATCGAAGTCGATGGTCGTGAACTCGGAAGGGTGATACGAAATGCGATCGCTTAGTTATGTGTGCGCCTCGACCGGTGAGACGATCCCACTGGAAGGGCCCGATATCTGGGCTCAGACGGCGGAGGGGCTGCGCGGCCGCGAATGGTCGTACACCCTCGGATACCGGAGTCTAACCGGAGTAAGTCGCACGGCGCGCGAGGCCGAGCTTGACCTAACCTATGTCCGCTGCCCCGAGAAGGTGGATTCGACTCGCCGCCTGTTCGACGCGGACGTGGCCGCCGGAACGCCCGGCACGTTCGACGCGGACGGGTGGACGACTCGCGCCTACGTGGTCAAGGCGGAACCGCAGACCATCACGCCGGCGATAATCCAACAGAAGCTCACCGTCGTCCTGTTGGACGGCATCTGGCGCAAGGCCGGAGCCGTGCAGCACTTCTGGTCGGACGCGCTGCAACCCGGCCTCGACCTCGACTATCCGCACGATTACCCGCATGATTATCTGATGACCACTCGAAACGCTACCGCGAACAATCCCATGCCTACGGCCATGCCGTTCAAGATGGTGATATACGGGCCCGTGTCGAACCCGCAGCTCACGTTGGGAGGCAACCGGTACGCGCTCAACATGGAGATTCCGTCCGGCTCCTACGTGACCGTCACTTCGATTGCAGGCCGTCGCACCATCGTCATGACCGCTGAGAGCGGAGACAAAACCAACGTGTTCGACAAAGGCCGGCGCGGAACCGGGCTCAACGGCGGCGAATACATATTCCAGCCAATTCCGCCCGGCGACAGCACCGTGGAGTGGAATGGCTTCGGTGTTGATCTGACCGTCTACGCGGAGGAAAGCGAACCGCCATGGCCGAACTGATTATCACCGACGCGCAAGGCGTCGACCGTGAAAGCGTCGCTGACTACAAGCTGGACTCCGCATGGGGTTCTGACGAAAACGATTTCGAGCTCACCGTTAGCGGCAGACTCATCGAATCCGGCAGCTACGTCTACCTTGACGGCGGCGAGTGCGGCGGCGTGGTGGACGCGCTGAAGGACTCTCTGAAACGTGGTGAATCCACCCTCACCTATTCCGGCCGCACATGGCACGGCATGCTGGCTAATAAGATTCTCGCCCCCGACTCAGGCAAGGATTATCTGACGGTTTCCGGTTCAGCGTCCTCGGTCATCGGCTCGCTCATCAGCCGCGTGGGATTGGATGCCGTGTTCGAGGCGGTGGATTCGCCTACTGCCGGCGCGCAGACCATCAAAAGCTACCAGTTCGACCGTTACGTGGATGCGTATACCGGTTTGCGGAAGATGTGCGCAGCCAACGGACTGAAACTCAAGCTCGCCTATGCGTCCGGTCAGGTCAACATCTGGGCGGAACCCATCGCGCATTACGGCGACTCGATTGATTCGGACTTGATTGATTTCGACGCGACGCGCACGTGGCGCAAGCCGAACCACATGATCGGCCTGGGCAAGGGCGATTTGGCCGCGAGAACCGTCGTCCACTGGTATGCGGACGCCAAAGGCAATGTCAGCCAATCGCAATCGCTCAGTGGCGTGGATGAGATAACGCAGGTCTACGACTACAGCTCGGCCGAGGCGAACGAACTGAACCAGAAGACACGTGAGAAGCTGCAGGAACTGCAATCCGAGGGTGATGTGAAGGTCACGGTCCGTGATGACGCGAACGTGGTGTTCGACGTTGGCGACACCGTGACGGCGCGCGACAATCTCACCGGCATCACCGTCAACGCGAGCATCACGAAGAAAATCGTCAAGGTCTCCGACGGCGTGCTGAGCGTCGATTACGAGGCCGAATAAGGAAGGGAGCCATCATGGCGCGTATCGACAACGCGACGGTCATGCAATGCGACCGTTGCGGCAGAAACAAGTGGTACAAGGACTTGACCGACCCGGATATCAAGACGTGGTACAGCGTCAACCGGTTGGACTCCACCGGCGCGGGCCACGACTACCTGTTCTGCGAACAGGATTACGCGGACTATGTGAACAAGCTCAAGGACTACGACAACAGTTTCGACAGTTGGATGCAGAACGGAGGCAAGCAGAATGGCTGAACTCGTAACAGGACACGCGGGCAAGGCGCACGCGACAGCGGAGCAGGCGGCGGGATTGAACGCCGGCATCCTCGGCCTCGACGACTACGTGTTGAACGTGCACGACAAGTTCAAGATCACCGTCGTGTCCGCGAACAAGGTGACCATCGGCACGGGCGAGCTCGTCATGCAGGGCCGACACGTCAGTCAGGGCACTCCCGAAGACCTCATCATCACGAACGGCTCACAGGGCATGAAACGTAACGATCTGGTCGTCTGCCGGTACACGAAAGGCAGTCAGTCAATCGAGTCGGCGCGACTGCTCGTGGTCAAGGGCACTCCCACCACGGGCACGCCCACGGACCCCGCGTTGAACACGACCAGCCCGTTGGATGGCGGCGCCACCTACGACATGCCGTTGTACCGCATCCCGTTGGACGGCATCGCCATCGGCACGCCCGTCGCGTTGTTCAACGTGTTGAAGCCGATGAGCGACGTGTGGGATTCGCTAACCCAGCGTGAGACGATATGGAGGGTGCCGTTCTCGAACGACACCATCCGAATATCGCGCGTCGGACAGATCTGCATGGCGGGCGGCAATGTGAAGTTCAACCGGAGCGTGGAGAACAACTACACGATGGCCACGGAGACATTGCCGGTCGGCTACCGGCCGAAAGACACCACCAATACCCCCATCGCCGTGTTCGGAGGCAACACCACGTTCATCCTCTACGGCGAGCACTCGGGCAAGGTGGTCATGCTCGGCAATCCGAATAATGCGTATGCCGGATGTATCAGCGCATGGGTGACCAACGACCCGATGCCCGCATAAGGGTTTCGCTAACCCAGACGAAGCCGGTGAATTGCGTGCCGGCGCATCTCGCGCAGTATGGCACGTGCACCGTCATGATGAAAAACGGGTGGGCGTGGCTTTCTCTCGACTGGAAGAGCTCGGCAAGCGGTTCATGGGGAAAAGGGGACATCGGCACGCTCCCAGTCGGGTACCGGCCCGCCACCGATATCAGCTTCAAGCCGATCGTGTTCAATGATGTCAACAACAAGAGCGTGAACATCTGCAAGACCGGCAATGTCAACTATAACAACACCGGCGGCTCGCAGGACGGAAGCGGGTTTCTGCTTCACGCGGCATGGCCGTTGCCGTGATCATCGGAATGTCACGCCGTCAGGTATCGGCATGGTGACAGGCGTGTGTATGCACCGGTCACCATTCGCCAGTCCTCCGATCACCGTGATGGTGCCGTCCGTGTTCCAACGCGCCTGTTTGCCGTAATTACCGTTCGGGATCGACCACAGGCAACCAAGGTTGATTGTCTCGGACGGACGCGGGCCGGACTCATACCGGAACACCGAGAAGTTGCTGACTGTGACCGTGCTGCGGAAACCGTTCAGGTCCACATGCAGGAGCCGGTTGCGCCGGTCCACGATGATCCTCATGCCGCCGCCGTAACTGTCCGCCACGAACGACCCCGTGTCCTGCCACTTGAATTTCGCGATAAGAAGCGTCTGGGTTAGCGAAACCCTCAGCCGATCAGGGCCCGCTCGTAGAGGCGTTGCGCGTCTCTTAGGGCGGTGATGTCGGGTTTGAGGTAGTAGGCGGCGGTGGTCTTAATGTCGCTGTGGCCGAGCATCCGAGAGACCACGGCTATATCCGCTCCCGCGTGCAAAGCGTTCGTGGCCCATGAGTGGCGCAGGTTGCGTGCCGGCACGTGGGGCAGTCCATGCCGCCTGCACCATGACGCGTATTCGCGTGCGACCTGCGGGGGCGTGCGCTCGCCGATGAGCCGGCCGCTTTCGCGGGGTTTCAACTCGCGGAGTCGTTTGACGGCGAAGCGGGGCAGTGGGAGCGTGCGCCGGCTCAACTCGGTCTTCGGCTCGACGACGACCTCGCGCCCTTTGACCCATTGCAGGCCGCGCTCGACGTGGAGGACGCCGCGCCGCAGGTCAAGGTCCGCCCATTCGAGTCCCAGTCCCTCCTCGGTGCGCAATCCGCACGACGCGGCGCATATCAGCCATGCCTCCAACTCGTGGCCCCAGAAGCCGCGCAGGAGTTCCCGCGTCTGCCGGACGGTCAGCAATCGCGGCTCCTACCGGTGTTTCTGCGGCAGTCTGATGTCGCGGCGCGTGATGTCCACGTCCAGCAGGCTCCAGCGGATGGCGCGTCTGAGCATGGCCCGCAATACCGACCACGCCTTGCGCGCCGCACCCGGCCGCTCGAACTCCGCCAGCCACGAGTCCACGGCCTCGACCGTGATCTCCGGCAGCTCCCTGCCGCCGAACTCGGGGCGGATGTGCCGCCGCCACGCCGACTCATAGCCAACCATCGTGGATTCACGCAGTGCACCGTGGCAATACGGCTCGAAACGAGTCGCCCAAAACTCCTCCAATAACATTCCCCACTAACCTCCGAAATCCCACACGTCACACGGACGCCCCGCGCGGACTCGCCGTGTGGGATTTTCGACCATACCCGGAAAGGAATGACATGCCCCCATTCCAAGAACTTTTCACCAGCACGGAATTCTGGACGGCCGTGATACTCGCGCTCATCGGCGGCGGCGGCATCGGCGGACTGGTCGGCTCGTGGAGCAGCCACCGGAAAGACGAGGCCGATATCGACTCGATCACCGCGGACGCCGCCGACAAGGCCGTGAGCATCCTCACGCAGAGCATCATCGACCCGTTGAGGGAGCAGGTCACCTATCAGGAGGACCAGATACAGCATTTGGAGGATGTGCAACGCAAGTATTTCAAGGCCGTGGCCTATACGCGCAGCCTTTTCCATTGGCTGCAGGATTTCTGCGAGCTGGTCAAACCGGATTTCCTCGTCCGGCATCCCAAACCGGCGTTGCCGGACGAGCTGCGCGCGGACATCGCGCCCGAAACCATGTCCACCACCAATGACCGACCAAAGGAGCAGCACAATGACCACGATTAATCTGAGCGTCAAGCGACCGAAGGCAGACGGGAGCCTCGACCCGGTGAGGGGTTCCGCCGCGTTTTCGCCGGTGCGCCGACGATTCGACGCCCCGGCCTGTTCTCGTTCGTCATGCGCAACTTCGCGCCATGGGACGCGGCCATGAACGGCAACCCCGCCAACCCCGTGCTCACGGCGCACCTCACGGCCGGCAGCTACACGCTCAAAATCCGCGCCAGTTCCGGCAAAACCTTCGCGAACGCCCATCTGGGCGTCCGCCTCCATAAAACCAACTAGACCACTAGCCCCACACCCCGTGGGGCTTCCTCATGTAAGGAGAACCATCATGGCAAACACGCCAAACCAGCCCGACCACAAGGCCGTCAGCCCGTCGATTCCCGGCCTGACCGTGGAACGCACCAAGGCGATCATCCTGCTGATCGTCCAGCTCTTCAGCGTCGCGCAGACCGGCCTGAGCATCGCCGGCATCAGCCAGCTGCCGTTCACGTCGGATCAGGTGAGCACGGCGATCACCGGCGTCATCGCCGTCATCGCATCCGTGTACGCGTGGTGGCGCAACAACAACCTGACCGGTGCCGCCGTGCAGGGACAGCAGCTCACCAACGCGCTCAAAGCCAACATCGTCGCCACCACTACCGACACCACAGGCGAGGCCGCGCAGGTGGCGCACGCCGTGTCCGACTCCAAGGGAGCCGACGCGACCGCCGACGTGGCTCCCATCGAGGAGGTGACCTATGGCGACGGCGAGTGATGTCCTCAGGATCGCGGCGGGCGAAATCGGCTACAGCCGCTGGACCGACCCGCAGCCCGGCACCAGATACGGCCGCTGGTACGCGCAATCCCACGGCTCCTACTACGGCGCGTCGGGAGTCCCGTTCTGCGCCATGTTCGTGTCATGGGTCATGAGCAGGGCGGGCCAGCCGTTCCCCGGACTGCCCGCCGCCTACGTGCCCTACGTGCTGTCAGCCGGACGCTCCCGCGCGGTCAGCACGCGCAGCGCC